TCACGATTTTTTTCTTCTTGTTCCATGCAAAAAAGTGGTATGGTACAGAACAATAGCAGTGTTTTTTTCATAAATACTCCTTCGTTTCTTACAGTATAGGAGAGAAATGACAAAAAATAGTAACAAAACAGCAGGACAGTTGTCACAAGAATTGGCACAAAGCACAGATAAGCACGAAGTTAATGATATTATTCCGGAAGAATTTAAAGATATTACCAAAAAACTGGAAAATATCGTTCTTGATGGTGTTAAAACTTATATAGGAAATTTCTTTGTGGTAATTGAATCAAAACGTGAACGGTTAATGCCAAATGTTGTCAGAAATTATATTTTTCACAGGCTTAGTTGCCCTACGCCACATTATGATCAGACGGTTTATGCATATAATCGTCAAAAAGATGAAATAGAGTGCCTTTGGTCAATTCCGGAAAAGCATACCGTCCAAGCAATTGTTGAAAATCCAATTGAGTATTACTCAAGAGCACCTGAAATGACACAAATAGCCTTGGATTTTAATGATGGAACATTGTTGCACAGGGCATTGGAAATAGTTAAGAAGAGTGATAAACATGTAGAGGAGTTATATGGTTGAGAATACAGATACCATGGAGAATGTTAATGAAATTACTCAGGAGCCTGCTGAATCTGTTCAAGAGGAAACCAAAACCGAAGAAACGCAAGCCACGCAAACCCCGGAAGAAAAAGAATACACCGAATCAGTCAAAAACTGGCGTGTGCTCAGAGAACAAAAAGAACGAGCAGAACGTGAACGGGATGAGCTCATCAAAAAACTCAGCTCGTACAAACCAGAACAACCACAACAAGAGCCAGAAGAAGAAAATCTGAGCGATGATGACCTTATAGAGGCTCGCCATCTTAAAAAAGAACGTCAACGCAATGAACAGCGCATGGCTCAGATAGAATCAAAGATGGTTGAGTCTGAAGTCCGCTCACGGTTTCCTGACTTTTCAGAAGTTGTAACAAAAGAAACTATAGAAATGCTTAAGGACTCTGAGCCTGAAGTATATGCAACCTTGGCCGTAAACCCTGATTTTTATAGTAAAGCAGTTGCAACGTATAAAATGATTAAACGTTATGGATTATCAAAGCCTGATTATTCACGACAAAAAGAGACTATAGATAAGAATATGGCAAAGCCACGGCCTGCTTCATCAATTGGACCATCTGAATCAGATAGCCCATTATCTCAAGCTAATGCGTTCGCACACGGCCTATCTGATAAGCGCAAAAAGGAGATTTGGGCTGAAACACAGGCCATTTTGAAGGGTTATTAAATTCCTCATTAACTACTCTCCTTTTGGGCTGCATGTAAAAGTGCAGCCTTTTTTCTTGTGTATTTCTGATTTCTGTTGTTATACATAATTTGAGCTGTATTGGGATTCGCTCACCCAGGCTGTAGTGGGATTCGCCAACCCGGGCCGTATTGAACCTCGCCAGTTCACAGTATTGTTTTGTTTATTTAATAAAACAGGAATAATTATGGCAATAACAACCACTACGCTGATGCCATCTCAAGTCCAACAAACTTTTATTGAGAGAATGCTCAGCACACCAACACCTAATTTAATTCATACATTACCTGCCGAAAAAGTATTAATGCCTGCAAATGGCGGTAATACAGCACGTTTCAGCAGATATTCAAAACCTGATCCTGCATTGGTTCCATTGGGAAATACAGGTGTTACACCTCCATCAACCAATCTTGACCGCGTAGATATTGATGTTGAAATGCAATTTTATGGCGCATGGTATGAAATAAACGAACAGGTAAATTAACGATTTCGTACCATATTGATCTTTGAAATTTTCTTGGTTTTGTAACTTGCCTGTTATAAATCCGTCCTAATTGAGGTGGACCCCCTAACGTAAAGTCGAGGGCGACACTGCGGAAGGCAATTTATTTTCTTTGATGTAGCGATTTAAGTTCCTGAAGAATTTCTTCACGACGAGCAAGAATTTCTTCACGTACGGGCAAAATACCACAGGCTTTTTTACGCCAACGTAATCCTTTAAAGGTTGCACGCATTTCCAACATGAGCTCAACCTCCCTTTTTTTGATTACAACGTAAGGCAAAACTAGTTCGCAAATATGTTCAAGTTGTTCACTCCACACACACCACAAATAAACAGGTTTGCGAGAATTCAAAGGAGTTTGTCGAGGCGTATATTTTCGTTTAGCACCACCAAAAGTATTGTGCAACCAATCAATTAAAACTTCAGAAGTGTTTGAAACGTTAATATATGTTTGAAAGTGAGGACTCTTTCGATAGCTTGTAATCTTTCTGAAGCAGCCTACATGAATACATCCTTCACCGTCTAGAATACCGGCTAAATAAGCACAAACCTCAGGTGAATAATTTTTTCGAATATATTTTGTTCGCATAAAAACTCCTAGTTATGAATGTTACAGTTGCATTACAGTATAAAGAAGATAATCGCCACCGTAAACGACTAAAGCGGATGGATACGAGAGATCGTAAAGCGATAGTCTAAACTGGATCGAAAGATTCAGAGGGAGATCCGAAGAGGTTTCCCCGCCTAGAAATAGGTCACTAAAGTAATAGATTGAGTGTTACAAAATCAGGACAAAGTTTTAACCAATCACTCAGTACGCGCTGGTTTTCAGATGAGAGAAACTGAAGACAATTTGGTTCGCGATATGATGGCAGCAACTGCAGCTATGATCAACTGTCTTGGTGGAACAAACGGTGATAACCCAACAAACATCAGTACTTCTGACGTTTCATTTGTAGTTCAAGCATTGCTTGGAAATGATGCAAAAACATTGGCTGATAATATTGAGGGAACGGATAAGTTCGGCACAGGTCCAATCAGATCGGCATACATGGCTTTAGCGCATACCTCTATTACAGCTGATCTTAATGCCGTTAATGATTTCTTGCACGCATCTAAATATTCGTCACAAGCTTCATTGTTACCTTCAGAGTGGGGTTCAATCCAGAATCTTCGATTCTTTGTATCTAGTGATGGTTCGATTACTCCAAATGCCTCAGCAAATGGCGCAGATGTCTTAAATATTTTCTGTGTTGCAACAGAAGGTGTAATGATGGTTGAGCAGGATCGTTATAGAAGTCAGTTTATATACAGACCTCCAATTTATTCAGATCCGTTAGCTCAAAATGCATCTATCGCATGGAAGATGGCATTTGCATCACGAATTGTAAATGATGCATGGGTTATTAACATGCGCGCAACCCGCAATATTTAAGGAATAAATATGGATAACACAATATTGATACAAGGTTCATTTACTGCGGACGGAAATGCAAAAAATATTGTACTTCCTGCCGGTGTTGACTGGATGCGCGTAATAAACCTTACAGAGGCCGATGCTGCAAACAATGGCCATGGATTTGAATTCTATTGGCAACGTGGTATGACAGACGGTCGCGGAATTGTTTATTATCATCCGGCAGCAGATCAGACGGTCGCAGTAGATCAAATTGCTGCAAGTGGTGGATTCTTTTTAGTTGACACTTCAAATACAGACCCATCTGCAGCAGTTGCAGTTACAGGCACAACAAATGCGGCACAACCAGTAGTCGCTACCGGGAGTACTGCGGGCCTGTCTAATGGTGACATTGTTCGTCTTTCAGGTGTAACAGCTGCTGAAACACTTGGCGGTTGGGATTTCTCTATTGACACACTAGTGGCAAATACGAGCTTTAGAATGGCTTATGCGATGGCAAATGCTCCTGGTGCAGCTGGAACAGCTGGATTCTGGAGGAGGATTCCTTACGATCCAATTTTCTATCCACGCTGGAGATATATCGTAAACATTTCGCAAGCAGCAAATGCTGTTATAACTACATCTGTTCCGCATGGTTATACAGTAGGTCAGCGAATTCGAGTAGACAATACGGATGTACGATTTGGTATGAGTCAAATAGATGGAGTTGAGGGTATTGTTACGGCTGTGACGGATTCCACAATTACAACTAATATCAACTCAACTGCTTTTGATGCGTTTACATTTGCGCTTCCTATATCTTATCCGGTTGGATTTGCAACTTTACACCCAGTTGGGATGGATACAGGAACAGCGTTGCTTGGTGCTGTTGATTTACTTGCAGATGCAGTAAGCAATACAGCATATGTTGGAATGAGACTTGTTGCCGGAACTGTAAACCCTGCAGGAAGCAACAATGATGAAATCTACTGGGTAGCAGGAAAATCGTTTTCTAACTTAGCTGAATAATAATAGGGAGGGATTTCCCTCCCCTTTTTAAGGAGTTTTATGAGTCAGAGTGAGAAAATATTAATTCAAACCGGAAAACGGGTTAAAAAAGCACCGGCAGATTTAGATGCATTGTATAAAAAGGAAAGCCAGCGGGTTAAAGTAAGATTCAGAAACCTTGAGATGCCAGGTGGAAAGGTGTCATTTCCTTACAGAAAATATGAGCAAGATCCACTTATGCAATATGAGCTTGAAGATGGTAAAGATTATGAATTGCCGGTTCATCTTATAAAGCATTTGAATAATAATGTCGGACAGATTGAACATAAATATCTTCTGGATTCAAGTGGTAGGCCAACTATGACCGTACAAAGCAGGAAAAGAAGGTTTATGTTGGAGAGTCTTGAGTTTATAGACATGCAAGATCTGGGAACAACGCATATTGATGAAG